CTGGCTAACAACTCGGCAGCGTACACGGAGAAGCCTGACTTCGCTGTGTTCCAAGCAGAGATGAAGGCACTGTACGAGAGCTACTCAGGCGAGCGCGGCATCTTTAACCGCGAGGGTGCGCGCAAGAAGTTACGCGATCACGGTAGGCGAGACCACGATCAAGAGTGGGGTGGAAATCCTTGCCTTGAGGTGATTTTGCGACCGAATCAGATGTGCAATCTATCAGAGGTTGTCATCCGTGAGAACGACACCCTAGCGTCACTCAAGAAGAAGGTCGAGATAGCCGCGATCTTCGGCACATTGCAGTCAACGCTTACCGACTTCCGTTACCTGCGGAAGGTATGGAAGGACAACTGCGACGAGGAGCGTTTGCTGGGCGTCAGCATGACGGGCATCTGTGACCACGCTGTCATGTCTGGTCAAGAGGGCATGGAGAAGCTAGGCAGCTGGCTACGTCAGTTACGCGACCACGCCGAGAAGGTCAACGAGGAGTGGGCTGAGAGATTGGGCGTCAACCCAAGCGCATCAGTATCCGTGGTTAAGCCATCGGGTACGGTTAGTCAATTGGTAGATGCAAGCTCTGGGATTCACCCACGTTACAGCGACTACTACATCCGTCGCATACGGCAGAGTACCAACGACCCACTGACCAGCTTCTTGATTGATCAAGGTGTGCCGCATGAGAAGTGTGCCATGCAGCCAGAGACTACGGTGGTTTTTGACTTCTATGTCAAGTCACCAGAACACGCTCTGACTACTAGCCAAGTCGGCACCATTGACCAGCTCGAGCTTGCTAAGTGTTACGGCGAGAACTGGGCGACCCACACGGTTAGCTGCACCACCTACTACACCGACGACTCGTGGTACGACGCGTGCTCGTGGATGTGGAAGAACTGGGACAGCCTGATCGGGATGAGCTTCCTGCCTCACGACGGTGGCACCTACCAGCAGGCGCCATACGAGGAGATTGACGAGGCCACGTTTAGCTACGCGGTCAACGGGATCAACCCCATCGACTGGTCGATGCTACCCAGCTACGAGAGAGGTGACACCACCGAGGGCGCGAAGACGGCGGCCTGTGTCGGTGACGCCTGCGAGCTGTGAGCAACAAGGATTGGTGGGGGGCAGAACGTGCCCCTCGCCAGTACGCAGAAGCATTGTGGGCACTTAGAGACAGCCCTGAACGTCAACGGGGCTTCATGCTTAACGTGCCCGAGCATCTACACGATCTTGTGAGGGCTCATTACAAGACCGCGCTCCAGCTACAGGGAGGGAAGTAATGGACTACTTCAGTAAGCAACGATTACGGAAACGAATCGCCGGGCAGATCAAGGACTTTCTTGGCTCTGGCGGCGTCATTGAAATCATCCCACCACGCAGAGTCTGCCCCGCCCACATGGGCTGGATAGCAGAACGTGGCTGGGACTTTACGCCTTGGAGTTCATTGGGAGGGCCTGACTTTTTCTCCGGCCAGACAGTCCTCGACGAAGGCTGTTACCACACCAAGCCAACCAAGACAGAGGGGGACTAATCATGGACGACGATGACACGGAGGTTATTGAGATGATCGAAGACTGGGACTATGCGCTGCTGGGTGGACGTAGCGAGGGCGATCTGATGATCCCCTGCTACTCAAGCGAGGCCATTATCAAGCGCCTTGCCACCGAGGGCTACAGCGTCGAGGAGACTTACGAGTATATCAACGAGACCTGCACCGGGATGGTCATCGACTTCATTCACCCAATCGAGTTTGAGGTGGTATTTGAGCCAGAGGAGAAGCCGCGCCACCTGACGCTAGTGCCAAAGAAAGAGGACATGCACTAATGAGGTACGGCAGCGTATGTAGCGGCATAGAGGCCGCAACAATGGCGTGGCATGGACTTGGATGGGAGCCCGCATTCTTCTCTGACATTGAGAAGTTTCCGGTGGCTGTACTACAGCACCACTATCCCGATGTCCCTTGCCACGGTGACTTCACAGACATCACGGAGGATGACTATGGATCAATTGACTTGCTTGTCGGAGGAACGCCCTGCCAGTCGTTCAGCGTCGCAGGACTCAGAGGCGGCATGGATGACGACCGTGGCAACTTGGCACTCGAATTCATTAGGCTTGCTCAACGAAAGCGGCCACAGTGGCTGGTCTGGGAAAACGTCCCCGGCGTCCTGTCATCTAACGGAGGACGGGACTTTGGAAGCTTCCTCGGGGCGCTGGCTGAAATCGGGTATGGGTTCGCCTACAGGGTTCTTGACGCTCAATTCTTCGGAGTTCCACAGCGACGCCGCCGTGTGTTCGTTGTCGGATACCTTGGAGACTGGAGACGTGCCGCAGCGGTTCTTTTTGAGCGCGAAAGCCTGTCAGGGAATCCTGCGCCGAGCAGAGAAGAGGGGGCAGAAGTTGCGCCCACTGTTACAACAGGCCCTCCATTCAGTCGCACAGGTCAGGCCGCAGAAGTAACAGCCATGATCCCCGTGGGTAAACACCGCGTTCGTCGAATGACCGTCACCGAGTGCGAGAGGCTTCAGGGATTTCCTGATTCCTACACGCAGATACCTTGGCGCGGTAAGGAGCCAGAGAACTGTCCCGATGGGCCACGCTACAAGGCTCTGGGTAATTCAATGGCTGTTCCAGTAATGAAGTGGATAGGCGAGCGCATTCAGGCCGTGGAGAACCTGCAATGAGCTTTGGCGGCAAGATCAAAAGGTGCTCGGCTGATGCTCACCTGTCTGACTGTATCCGCAAGGCGTCAACCATTGGAGGTGAATTAAGGCCTTGGCACTGTCAGCTTTGCGAGACCGACTACAGCGATCGGAACAAGCAGGGCATTCAGTGCAGCCACTTTATTGGTAGGGGCATAACGATGCACGGCACTCAGGGATGGGCTACGCGATTTGACCCGCAGAACTGTCTTGCCTTATGCGCCGCATGTCATGGGTATGTAGAGGCCCACCCAGTTGCACATATAAATCTATGGAGGGAGGTATATGGATCAATCTACGGAGCAGACAAGTCTGACGCGGCGCTTAACGCGCTTCTTCAGAGGTCAAAGTGCAAGTCCAGAGCGCAGTACGCAAGGCTCAACACCCTCGCCATCAGCGCCCATTACAACGCCGAGTCAAAAAGACTCGACGAAGAAATCATTAAGTACGAAAAAGGCAAGGAGGCCGACTATGAAGTCTACAGCTACGTCCAGAGGGCGAAGACACTTAGTGATCCCTGACGTCCAGCAGAAGCCGGGATGCACTACCGACCACCTAACGTGGGCTGGCAAGTACGCAGTCGAGATGTTGCCCGACGTAATCGTGGTGATTGGAGACTGGTGGGACATGGAGAGCCTCAGCAGTTACGACAAGGGCAAGAAGTCGTTCGAGGGTCGCCGCTACGTCAATGACATAGACGCTGGCTGTCAGGCTATGGATGCGTTCATGGCACCCATTAGGGCAGAGATCACCCGACGCAAGAAGGGTAAGCGCAAGGCATGGGACCCAGAGTTGCACTTCACGCTGGGCAACCACGAGAACCGTATCGTTCGGGCAGTAGAGGACAGCGCGGAGCTTGAGTGTCTGATGTCGTTCGATGACTTCAACCTAGAGGAGCATGGTTTCAAGGTGCACGACTACCTCGACGTTGTGACCATCGACGGTGTGGCCTATTCGCACTTCTTTACCAGCGGCGTCATGGGAAGGCCGGTCAGCAGCGCGGCAACAATGCTCAACAAGAAGCACATGTCCACTGTTATGGGTCACGTTCAAGACCGCCAGATCGCCTACGCCAAGCGCGCAGACGGTGCCCGTATTACCGGCATCTTCGCAGGCATCTACTACCAGCACGATGAGGACTACCTAACGCCACAGACAGGCACGTCAACAACGTGGGCCGGTGTGTGGGTACTCAACGAGGTCAATGACGGCAGCTTCGACGAGATGCCTGTCAGCCTGAACTACTTAAGGAGCAAGTATGAGTAGCCAAGAAGCAGAGGAGCGCCGTCAGGAGCTGTGGCAACTGATACGCGACGTGTCAGAGGTGGAGGAGATTCCCATGTCGTCGATACGTGAGCTGAGTAACGCGCACGTTATAGACATCACTAACTACCACAAGGCATGGGAGGCGCTGTGCGCTGAGGGCTGGAAGGTTGTTGAGGTAGCTGAAAACAGAATGGAGGCAGCAGATGAGCATGAATGATTCAAACGCAACAGACTGGGACGACGTGACGAGTCGCTTCTACGACAATCGGCCATTTCCTGCTGACGTTAAGCCGGATTGCATGTTACCGGCTGACCACCGGGAGATGATGAAGGACGAGGTTTATGACCCTGTCAACCAGCCTAAGCACTACAAGGTCGGTGAGGTAGAAAGCATTGACTACATCTACCAGCAGCTAGGGTCTGGTGCCAAGGATTACCTGTTAGGCAACGTGCACAAGTATCTTCACCGCCACAGGTTCAAGGGTCAGACGATTCAGGACTTGAAAAAGGCGCAGTGGTACTTGCAGAAATTGGTGATGGAAGAAGAGCAAGGAGGCTAGATGGAGCACGACATTAGTTACTGGGTCCTCAAGGTTTTTGTGTGGGGAGCAATCTGGGCTATCGCCTTCGAGGCGATGGCTGCAAACAAACGGCAAGGAGGCTAGATGGAAAAATCAAATCGTTACTTAGAGCTGAGCAGGCTGGACTGTTCACCCGGCGTCGAGGTCAAGCACGGAGGCTTGTCGTACCTCTCATGGAGCTACGCATGGCACCTTCTGGTGTCGAAGTATCCAGACAGCACCTACTACTTTGGCGAGCCCATGACGCTGCCGGACGGCACGATGATGGTAAAGGCTGGGGTCGAGGTGGATCACCTAACGCACGAAATGATGTTGCCTGTGTTAGACCACAGGAACAAACCAATCGCCAGCCCTAATGCGTTTGACTACAACAGCGCGCAGATGCGTTGTCTGGTGAAGTGCATAGC